GGTCTGCTCAATACCAGCAAGACCCGACCAGTGAAGAAGGTGCATTGGTCAAACGAGAATGGTGGAAACGATGGGAAGAAGATCGACCACCGCAATGTGAGTTTTTAATTCAGTCTTGGGACACCGCATTCCTTAAAACAGAACGAGCCGACTATTCGGCTTGCACCACATGGGGTGTATTCTATATGGATGATCAGGAGGGCATGATGGCTCCTAATTTAATCCTACTCGATGCGTTTAAGGAACGAATGGAGTTTCCCGAACTGAAGAAAGTGGCGTATAAGACATGGCAGAAGTATGAACCCGATGCGTTCATTGTCGAGTCGAAAGCCGCAGGAACGCCTCTGATCTTTGAATTAAGATCAATGGGGATTCCGGTTTCGGAATTTAGTCCCTCCAGAGGCAACGATAAGATCGCCAGAGTGAATGCAGTCGCTGATTTGTTTGCAAATGGTATTGTTTGGGCACCAGAGACAAGATGGGCAGATGAAGTGATCGAAGAGTTTGCTTCCTTCCCAAACGCAGAGCATGACGATTTAGTGGATTCTAGTACGCAAGCTCTGTTAAGATTTAGACAAGGTGGTTTTGTCAGTCTATATACTGATGAGGAAGATGAACCTTTTTATCCAAGTAAAGCAGAGTATTATTAATTATGGCAATTGAAAGAACAACACCAGCAACTCCAATTGAAGGAGAACTAGAAGCAGGCATAGAGGTTGATATTACTGCTGCTAATGGGGCAGAAATGACCGAAGATGGCGGCATGATCATTGATTTTGATCCTGATGCCATTGACCCAAGCGGAGACTTCTTTGCTAACTTGGCAGATGAAATGTCTGAAGATGCTTTAAAAAAGCTAGGCACAGAACTTATCGGACAGTATCAGGGAGATCGTGATTCCAGAAACGAATGGGAAGAAACCTATATTAAAGGACTAGACCAGTTGGGATTAAAGATTGAAGATCGAACCCTACCTTGGCCCGGAGCGTGTGGGGTGTTTCATCCGATGTTGACAGAGGCGGTGGTTAGATTCCAAAGTCAAGCAATTACCGAGATATTTCCAGCATCCGGACCTGTCAATACTAAGATTTTAGGTCTGGCAACCCCTGAAAAAGAACAACAAGGCAAAAGAGTTCAAGATTACATGAACTATTTGCTAACTGATAAGATGAGTGAGTACCGAACCGAGACTGAGAAACTATTGTTTTCTCTGCCTCTAGCGGGTTCAGCTTTTAGAAAAGTTTATTTTGATCCGAACATGGACAGACCTTGTGCAATTTTTGTCCCTGCTGAGGATTTTATAGTGTCTTATGGTGCTACTGATCTGCAAATGGCAGAACGAGCCACACATATCATGAAGAAAAACGCGAATGATGTGCGTAAATTACAGGTATCGGGCTTTTATAGAGATATTGATTTACCTGATCCATCGCCCGATCCAGACGATATTCGTAAGAAATACGATGAATTAACAGGCGATAGCTCTACTTATGACTTCGATAATCGTTATACCTTATTGGAAATGATGGTTAATTTAGACCTTGAGGGTTTTGAAGACACTGATGAGTCTGGTGAGCCAACAGGTATAGCATTACCTTATGTGGTCACTATTGACACTTCAAGCAATAATATCCTTGCAATTCGTAGAAATTGGTACGAAGAAGACGATAATCATATGATGCGACAGCATTTTGCTCACTATCAATACTTACCCGGAATTGGTTTTTATGGGTTTGGATTGGTGCATTTGATTGGTGGCTTGGCAAAATCTGCCACCTCATTGCTCAGACAGTTAGTGGATGCAGGTACATTGTCGAATTTACCGGGCGGTTTGAAGTCCAGAGGGCTTAGAATTAAAGGCGATGACACGCCAATTATGCCGGGTGAGTTTAGAGATGTTGATATACCCGGTGGAGCGATCAGAGATAATATTACCTTCCTGCCTTACAAAGAACCATCGGCAACGCTGTATCAGTTATTAGGAAACATTGTAGAAGAGGGCAGAAGATTTACCAGTGCATCTGATATGAATGTAGCGGATATGAAACAGGAAGCACCAGTCGGAACCACTCTGGCTATTTTGGAAAGAGCCATGAAAGTTATGAGCGCTATTCAATCCAGACTTCATGCGTCAATGAAACAAGAGTTTAACATTCTGGTGAACGTGATTAGAGACTTTACTTCTCCATCTTATCCTTATGAGGTCGAGCCTGATGCAGATATTAAGGCAGAAGATTTTGATGATCGTATAGATGTGTTACCTGTCTCCGATCCTAATGCAGCTACTATGTCTCAACGTATTATGCAGTATCAAGCGGCATTACAATTAGCACAACAATCGCCACAGATTTATAATTTACCTGAGCTACATCGGCAAATGCTGGATACACTAGGCATTAGAGATGCCGATAAGATTATACCATTGGGTGATGATATTAAGCCTGCTGATCCAGTCAGTGAGAACATGAGTATGTTGAATGGCGAGCCAGTTCAAGCCTTTGAATACCAAGATCATGAGGCTCATATTAGAGTTCATATGAGTGCAATACAAGACCCAGAGTTAGCTCAAATGGGCGCAAACAACCCAGAAGGGATGCAATTATTACAAGCCGCATTGGAATCTCATGTGAGAGAACATTTAGCCTTCCAGTATCGTGATGAAATTGAAATGGAGTTGGGTGTTGAATTGCCGCCTTTGGGAGAGCCTTTACCAGAAGATATCGAGAAACGATTATCTGCAATGGTTGCCGAAGCTGCGGAAAGATTGTTACAGAAACACCAAAGGGAAGTAGAGCAGCAACGCATACAAGAACAAATGCAAGACCCATTGGTTCAAGCCAAAATGCGAGAGTTGGACATCAAAGAATCAGAAGTACAGCGTAAAGCACAGGCTGATATGATTGATGCACAAATTGATATGCAAAAGTCTCAAAGTCGTGATGCTATTGAGATGGAGCGTATTCGCTCTCAAGAAAAGATTGCCGAATCCAGTGTGGAACAAAAATTGGTTAGTGATATTATTGATGCTCAGGTTGAAGGCGAAAAGATTGACAGTGAAGAAGCACAGAAAGCCGCAGAGATTGCATCAAGGCTTGCATCTGATATAACATCTGATAATAATAATGGCTAGAGAAGATTTTACAGGCGACACGCTGATTGAAAAATTCAAATCAAGATTGCGTGATCTGATGAACGATAGAGCAGATAATATCGCCACAGGAAGTTGTGCCAGTTTTGATGAATATAAACATCAATCTGGTGTGATCGAGGGTTTAGCCCTCGCAGAGCGTGAACTCTTGGATATAATTCAAGAATTAGAACGACTCTAAAACGACATAATGTCGCAAGGGAAACTCGGAACCCTTTAATAATTCCGTGCAAAGAGGTGGTCATGACAACTGCACTCGATATAGAAAGAAAAAAGCATGAGGCAACACAGTTGCCAGAACCCACAGGATATAGAATCCTAATAGCAATCCCAGAAAAAGAAGAAAAGACCGAAGGTGGTATCATCAAGGCGGAAGAAACAATCCGTCATGAAGAAGTTTCCACTATTACAGGCTTTGTATTAAAACTGGGACCAGATTGTTACAAAGATGAGAGTCGATTCCCAACTGGACCTTGGTGCGAACAAGGTGATTTTGTTGTGTTTCGATCATTTAGTGGCACTCGTATTAAGATTTATGGGAAAGAATTTCGTATCATTAATGATGATAGTGTCGAAGCGGTGGTTGATGATCCCAGAGGGATAGAAAAAGTATGAGCGATATAAACGAAAACTCAACTATGAGTACAGAACAGAAATTCTTAGGTGTGACATCAAAAATTGGCACCAAACCAGATGAAGTCGTTGAACCTGAAGGCGAAATAGATATTGAAATCATTGATGATGCAGAGGAAAAACCAGAGAAGAAAGATAAGGTTTTTGCCGAAGATGTAAAAAAAGATAAGGCGGTTGATGAAGAAATTTTGAATGTTGATAAAGGCGTTCAGAAAAGAATTGATCAATTAACTGCAAAACATCATGAAGAAAGACGACAAAAAGAACAAGCTGCAAAACTTCGGGATGAAGCAATTGTTTATGCACAACGAGTCAAGTCAGAAAATGATCGTTTAAATAGACTTGTTTCTGATGGACAGCAATATTTAGGCAAACAGGCTGAAGAAAGAGCAGGGTTTGCTAAACAGGCTGCCCAACAAAAATACAAAGAGGCTTATGAACAAGGCAATACAGAAGATATGGTTGCTGCTCAAGATGCATTAACAAGAGCAACTATGGATGCTGCTAGTGCAGAACAGTTTAATGCTAGAATACCAGAAGAACAGTTTATGCAACAGCAACAAGAACAACAGTTTATACCTCAACAACAAACACCACCAAGACCTGACGACAAGGCAATTTCTTGGCAAGCAAAAAACCAATGGTTCGGTAATGATTCTGAAATGACCAGTTTTGCTTATGGTGTTCATGAAAAATTAGTCAGAGAAGAGAATCTTGATCCACGATCCGATGAATACTATGAAAGGATTGATACAAGGATGAGAGATGTTTTTCCAGATTTCTTTGGGAATAAAGAAGAAAAAGAGGCTGTAAGCTCTAATTCCCAAAGCTCCGTGGTTGCACCTGCTACACGCAATAATGGTGCAAAACCACGCAAAATACAGCTTACAGCAACTCAAGTCGCCCTCGCAAAGCGCCTTGGGGTAACACCAGAACAATATGCTAACCAATTGGTTAAGGATATGTCTGCAAATAACTAGAGGATGTTTATATGTCTGAAGAGCGCACTCCAAGAGAGGAGTATAATCGAAAAACCACACAACGAAAGAAGTCGTGGTCACCACCAAGTGTATTACCCGACCCTGAACCAGAAGAAGGATGGGTGTTTAGATGGATTCGTACCAGCATGATTGGTAGTCCAGATAACACTAATGTTTCTAGTAAGTTCAGAGAAGGCTGGGAGGTCGTCAAGGCGGAGAGTCAACCTAGTCTGAAAATACTTTCAGATCAGGATTCTCGCTGGGGATCGGATGGTGCAATTGAAGTTGGTGGATTGTTATTATGTAAGGCTCCACAGGAGATGGTTAGTCAGCGTAGAGAATACTACGAAGAAATGGCTGATCAACAAATGAATGGAATTGATAATAACTTTCTTAAAGAAAATGATCCTAGAATGCCTGTCCTTAAACCAGAAAGGCAAACAAGGGTTACTTTTGGGAGTAACTCCAAGAAATAGTTTTTATTTTATGGGGTTATACAATTTAATTTTGTAATGTAATAGGGAGTATTATATGCCTAGTAGTGCAACACCTTACGGTGCTATGCCACAAGCTGGACTTAGTTGTAATGGCTCTTTTAGTGGAGAAGTTCGTCACTATAAAATTGCAAGTGCTTATGACACTGGTATTTTTTATGGCGACTTTGTTAAGTTAGTTACTGCCGGTACTGTCGAAAAAGACGCTGGTACAGCTACTTTAACTCCAATTGGTCTTTTTGTCGGATGTGCTTACACCGACCCAAGTACCAAGAATAAGACCTTTAATCAACAATGGCCCGCCGACACTTCGGCTTCTGATGCTGTAGCCTATGTTATGGATGATCCTGACATTACTTTCCAAATGCAATGTGACGGTTCTGCCGCACAAGCTACTTTGGGAACTAATTGTGCAGTCATTCAAACAGCAGGTTCAACCTCTATAGGTACTAGCAAAAACGCAGTCGATATATCTACCGCAGCTACAACCAACACACTACCAGTTCGTATCATTCAATTCGTTGATGGACCGAACTCGGCAGTTGGTGATAGTTACACTGATGTTATCGTCAAGTTTAATGCTGGACACCTCATGGACAATACAACTGGAATATAAGGAGTTTAGTAAATGGCTATTTCAAGAGCACAACTGCTGAAAGAACTTTTACCCGGTTTGAATGCATTGTTCGGATTAGAGTACAGCAAATATGAAAATGAAGACGAAGAGATATACGAGACAGAATCCTCAGACAGATCGTTTGAAGAAGAAGTCAAGTTAAGTGGCTTTAATGCTGCTCCAGTAAAAGATGAAGGTGCTCGTATCAGTTATGATAACGCACAAGAATCTTTTACAGCTCGTTACAACCACGAAACCATCGCAATGGGATTTGCTATAACTGAAGAAGCAATGGAAGATAATCTTTATGATTCTCTTTCTGCTCGCTACACGAAAGCACTTGCCAGAGCTATGGCTTACACGAAACAAGTTAAGGCTGCTTATCCTTTAAACAAAGGGTTTGGAGACTATGACACAGGTGATGGCGTTGATTTATTCAGCACCTCTCATCCTCTTGTTTCTGGTGGAACAAACGCTAATAAACCTTCAACCGATGCTGATCTTAATGAGACTTCACTAGAAGCCGCCATTATAACAATCGCTGGTTGGACAGATGAGCGTGGTTTGCTGATTGCAGCTAAACCAAAGAAATTGATTATACCGCCTAACTTGATGTTTGTTGCTCAACGGATACTACAGTCTGATCTCAGAGTGAGTACTGCTGACAATGATATTAATGCGATTAAATCAATGGGCGTTGTTCCCGATGGTTATGCCGTGAATCATTATCTAACTGATACTGATGCATGGTTCTTAATGACTGATGTTCCAAATGGATTCAAACATTTTGTTAGAACTTCTTTGGAAACGAGCATGGACGGCGATTTTGATACTGGTAATGTAAGATACAAGTCAAGAGAAAGATACAGCTTCGGCGTGTCTGATCCACTTGGTGCTTACGGAACTTCAGGAGCTTAATTTTTGTTATGGAACCCGTGATGTGGGGGTTTCTTACTCAACCCACATCAAACTTTTCTAGGGTAAACTTGTCCTACAGACTGACCTAGCAGACAATGCCAAGACGGTAGGACTTATTTCCGATGGAGGAAATTATGGCAAAATCAACCTTTTCAGGACCTGTAAGATCACTCGCTGGTTTTATAAACGCAGGTTATAATTCCGTTGTTAGTTTAACAGCTAACACAACTATCACAGTAGCCAGCCATGCTGGTAGAGCGCTGTTATGTAATGATGCAGATGGAGTGTTTACTCTGCCTAGCATTGTTGTAACAGAGCCTGATGATAAAACAGACCCAAATCAATTATGTAATTTGGGCGCACAATTCACTTTTATTGTCGTAACGGCAGCAACAGATATGGACATCGTAACAGACGGCACTGACAAATTTGTCGGTGGTGCTTACACTGGTATTGATGACAGTGCAGCAGGGAAAACTTTTATTTCTGGTTCTTCCAATGATGTTATTACACAAAACGGCTCAACTAAAGGCGGTTTAGCAGGAAGTATTGTAGTAGTTACTGCAATGGCAAGCGCTAAATACCATGTTGCAGCACAGTTACTTGGTTCAGGAACTTTAGTAACACCATTTGCTGACGCTTAATAGGGGGTAAATTATGGCTGACGCAGTAGCAACACAAACCATCCAAGATGGTGCGCAAAAAGCTATATTCAGATTTACGAATGTGAGTGACGGTACTGGAGAGAGTGCCGTCACCAAGATTGATGTTTCTGGATTAACAACTAATCCAGTAACAGGAATGTCTTGTAG